TGTTTAGTTGGTTGGTGGGGCACGCGAACGAGAAAAAATAAAAAATATTTTTTATATGTGAATGGGGGCATGACCCCCGTCCAAGGTGCCCGGCCGGCCTTCACGCCGTCACTGGGCACAAATCTTAACATCGGGGAGTGTTTCCCGACACAGGAGATAAAAATATGACTTACGGAATGCAATACTTACGGGCGAAGCTGGCACAGAAGCAGCCGCGCATCCGCACCAGATACAGACATTATGAGATGAAGCATATGGCAGCTGACATGAGGATCAGCACACCTCCGCAGCTGCAGTACTGGATGACTACGCTTGGCTGGTGCGCGAAGGCTGTCGACTCGCTCGCGGACCGTCTGGTCTTCAGAGAATTCGCAGAAGACAACTTCGATATCAATCAGATTTTTACGATGAATAACTCGGATGTGCTCTTCTCAAGCGCCGTACTGGGTGCGCTGATCAGCTCATGCGACTTCATTTACATTTACAGCGGCGAAGACGGATTCCCTCGTCTGCAGGTGATCGACGGAATGAACGCGACCGGTACGATAGATCCTATCACGGGAATGCTGACGGAAGGCTATGCCGTACTCGACAAAGATGATCATGAGCAACCTCTGACTGAAGCATACTTTCTCCCGAACAGGACGGAGATCTATCAGCGCGGGTCGAACGACGCGAAGGTCTACCACCACAAGGCGCCGTATCCGCTGCTTGTTCCGATCATCTACAGACCTGATGCGATAAGGCCGTTCGGACGTTCCCGCATAAGCAGGGCGTGCATGGATATAGCAGACTCGGCTATCAGGACTGTGAAGCGGTCTGAGATAGCGGCGGAATTCTACAGCGTTCCGCAGAAGTATGTGCTTGGCACGGATCCGGAAGCGGAGCCTCTGAACAAATGGGCGTCCGCAATGAGCACGATGCTCGAGATAACGAAAGACCAGGATGGAGACAGGCCGACTGTTGGCCAGTTCCAGCAGCAGAGCATGACACCGCACATCGAACAGCTGAAAATGTTCGCGGCCCTGTTCGCAGGAGAGACGGGGCTCACCCTTGAGGATCTCGGATTTTCTTCGGGCAACCCTGCAAGCTCCGAGGCGATAAAGGCATCTCATGAGAATCTAAGGCTGCAGGCAAGGGCGGCACAGCGGTCCTTCGGCTCGGGCCTTCTGAATGCGGGATACCTTGCTGCGTGCGTCCGTGACAATCAGGAATACAAGCGCAGTCAGTTCTATCTGACCACTCCGAAATGGGAACCGGTCTTCGAACCGGATGTCTCCGCAATGAGCGGAATCGGCGATGCGGCGCTCAAACTTCAGCAGTCGTTCCCTGAATACTTCACAGAAGAGAAGCTCAGGGATCTGATGGGAATATAACACTGTTACGGTACTGCTCCGGTTAAAGCAGGGAGGTGTTTATGGAAGAAAAGCGAGAACTACGGAGCCGGATAAGGCGGATGTTTTCCGAGCGGTTCGATAAGGATCCCGAAGTCGAGCGCATCTACAAGATGATTCGAAACAGGTCCGCCGACTATGCGGATGCGCAGCGGTTTGCGATTGCGGTCGGGGATATCCTGTCGGAGTGCTTACAGGCGGAAGACTATTCGGGCGTGAATCTGTATGAGCTGGCTGACGATATCGTCGGAATGCTCGATCAGAATGTCAGACTTGTTGATCAGGTCTGTGATGTTATCCAGGGACAGATGAACGAGTCAGCCAACATCGGCATCGAGCCGGTGGTCCCGAAGATGTCCGCTGACAGAAAACAGGGCATCAGAGATATGGTCGTCAATGCGAACAGCAACGAGACCATCCGCAACGCCGTAGCGCAGAGCGTGACGAATTACGGGCAGGCTTATGTGGATGAATGGGTCAAGACCAATGCGGAGTTCCAGATCAAGAGCGGGCTGGGTGCGACCATCGTCAGAGTGTGGTCGGGGTCCTACCCGAGCCACGACACGAAGCACACTGACTACTGCAAAGAGCTCGCGGGCGTATATCAGTACGAAAGCGGAGCGCAGAACTATATGCGCAAGGGCGGAAATATGTGGAGTGTCGAGGGCGGCAGGAACATCTTCGCGCGGCATAAGGGCTGCCGCTGTACGGTGAGCTTCTACCCTGCCGGCACAAAAAAAGGAACCATCACCGCACTGGCAAAGGGCGAGAAGGACATCGAGCAACAGCTCTGGAATACCGGAAGAGTCTTCTCAAATTCCCGAAAGGCACAGCTCCGAAGGCGCAGAGAGCAGTACGGCAAGGAAGAAGCCCGCAAGATCCTCAATGAGGAATGGAAGGGCGGATATAACGGAAACGCAGAAAGACATTTCTAACGGAGGCGAACGATGGAAGTCAGGTATGGACGCCAGACTCCCACAACCTCCGTTGTATTACCTTACACCGAGACATTAGGCGAAAGAGCCATTAACCTGTACAAGCGTACGGGTCGTACACCGCAGCCGTGGCAGGAGGCACTGATCTATGACATCAGAGCCGTGGACAGCGACGGGCTTTTCGTCCATGTCAAATTTGGTTATGAAGTGCCAAGACGAAACGGCAAGGGCGAGATCATAACCATCGCAGAACTTGACGACCTGTTCACAGGCCGAAAGGTGCTGCACACGGCGCACAGGACTACGACATCGTCCTCTGCATCGCTGAGACTTGCCAATCTGTTAAAGGATATGGGCTACGAAGAGGTCCAGCGCGTCAAGCCGGGCGAAGTCTATGAGAAGTCATACACATATCTGAAGACCATCGGGCTTGAAAAAATCAAATTGCTGGATACGGGCGGAACGGTCGACTTCCGTACGAGGACATCCGTCGGAGGCCTTGGCGAAGGCTTCGACACACTCGTTATAGACGAGGCGCAGGAGTACACCGACGACCAGCAGAACACACTGCAGTATGTCGTATCCGATTCGGACAACCCGCAGATAATCCTTTGCGGTACTCCGCCAACACTGGTGTCGAAGGGCACGGTCTTCCCGAATCTGAGAGCTGACTGTCTCGCGGGAAAGGCGGAAGACACGGGCTGGGCAGAGTGGTCAACGCCTCACAAAGCTGACTGCAATGATGTCGACCTGTGGTATGAATGCAATCCCGCAATGGGCTATCAGCTGACAGAGCGGAAGATCAGAGCTGAAGACAAGAAGGACGAACTTGATTTCAACATCCAAAGGCTTGGCTATTGGGCAGAGTCAAGTCTGAAGTCGGAGATATCCGTAACGGAATGGGAAGGCCTCAAATGCGAGTCCGTTCCGAAGATATCAGGCAGGCTGTATGTCGGCATCAAGTACAGCAAGACGGCTGTATCGGTCTCGGTCGCGTCCAGAACGGACGACGGCAAAATCTTCTTCGAGGCTGTCGACTGTCAGTCGCTGAGAACCGGCAACGCGTGGGTCCTGAAGCTGATGGACGCAATGAAACCCGAAATGATAGCGATCGACGGGTCGGGCAATCAGGACATTCTGAAGACCGAGCTCGAGCAGGAAGGCATCAGAAACGTGATCCTGCCGACGGTCAAGGAAATCATCGTAGCGAATAAGAAATTCGAACAACTGATGTACGCGCAGGACATCTGTCATATGAATCAACCTTCGCTGAAGCAGGTCGCAACCAACTGCGAAAAGCGGGCGATCGGCACGAACGGCGGGTTCGGGTACAGGGCACAGTTTGATCAGATGGAGATCGGGCTTCTCGATTCGTGTATCCTGGCGATATGGCAGTGCTCGGAAGGTAAGGAAAAGAAAAAACAGAGAATCAGTTATTAAGGGCAGACAATAGGGTCTGCTTTTTTAATAAGCAAATTTACGTGACTACAACGGTTAAGAGTGGGGAGGTAACAAATGGCAGAAGATAAAACTTTCACTCAGGAAGAAGTGAACAAGCTTGTTGGCCAGGCAAGACTGGAAGGCAAGGAAATCGGGCGGAAAGAATTTGAGGGGTGGATATCCCCGGACGAACTTCAGAAGCAGACATCAAGTCTTTCTGAGCAGATTTCAGCTCTTACTGGTGAGAAGGAAACACTGCAGACGCAGCTCACAGAGAAAGACAGCATGATTGCGAAGTACGAGACCGACTCGGTAAAAACGAAGGTCGCAAGAGAGCTTGGACTTTCCTATGAGGCAACGGAATTCCTTAGGGGCACTACAGAGGACGAGATTCGTCAGAGCGCAGAAAACCTTAAGGGGATAGTCAATAAGGCATTCACTCCGCCGGCATTCAATTCAGATCCGGCTCCTGCAGGAGACCCGACACAGGCCGCGTGGAAAGCAATGGCAAAAGATTTATTTGAATAAAGGAGAAAAAATGGCAACAAAAACAACAGGAGTAAACTTCCCAACTGAACTCGTAGCTGAAATGTTCAGCGCAGTACAGGGACATTCCGCGCTTGCTAAACTGAGCGGCGGAAGACCAATTCCATTTAACGGCGAAACAGTAATGGTCTTCTCTATGAACGGAGAAGCTTCAATCGTAGGTGAGGGCGCTAACAAGCCTGCAGGTGATGCATCCGTAACACCGAAGCCAATCAGACCGGTCAAGTTCGTATATCAGCACAGAGTAAGCGACGAGTTCATGTATGCATCAGAAGAGGGAAAGCTGGATTATCTCAAGACATTTGCTGATGGATTCGCTAAGAAGATCGCTCGCGGACTCGATATCGCTGCTATGCACGGAATCAACCCTGCAGACCTGGCCGACGCTTCCTTCAAGGCAACAAACAGCTTTGACGGTCAGGTATCAAACGTTGTTACTTATGCAGCTGCAAATATCGACGCAAACATCGATTCAGCTATCGCTACGATCACAGCAGCGGGCCGCGAGGTCAACGGCCTTGCTCTTTCGCCTACAGCAGGTTCCGCACTTGCAGCACTCAAGGTAAATGGCGTAGCGCAGTTCCCTGAGTTCAGATTCGGACAGAACCCGGATGCTTTCTATGGCATGGGTTCAGATGTAAATAGCACTGTATCCGTAACAGGCACAGCTACCGGATCTGACACAGACCACGTTATCGTGGGCGACTTCACAAATGCTTTCAAGTGGGGATATGCAAAGAACATTCCTCTTGAGGTTATCGCTTATGGTGATCCTGATGGACTGGGCGACCTTAAGAGAACAAACGAAGTAGTTCTCAGGTCTGAAGCTTATATCGGTTGGGGAATCCTCGACCCTGCAAGCTTCGCAAGAGTAAAGGCATAATCATGCTTTACCGCAACGAGAAGACCGGCATTGTAATTGATGTGCAGTCGGTTCTCGGCGGAGACTGGAAGCCGGTCGAAAAAAAGAAGGCCGCAGAGGAACCGAAACCGAAAGCCAAAAAGAAGGGGAAAAAGCAATGACAGACTTCGCAACAGTCGCCGACATAACGGCGCTGTGGCGTCCTCTGACCCAAGACGAGGCAACTCGTGCAGAGGCTCTTCTTCCGGTGGTCAGCGACGAGCTCAGAATGGAAGCGGACAAGGTCGGCAAGAATCTTGACGAGATGATAGAGAGCAACCCGTGGCTCGAATCGGTGGCGAAATCAGTAACCGTCGATGTCGTGGCCCGTGCTCTTATGACATCCACCAATCAGGAACCTGCGACACAGTATTCCGAATCCGCATTAGGGTACTCCGTTTCCGGCACATTCCTTGTGCCGGGCGGAGGCCTTTTCATAAAGAAGAGCGAGCTCGCAAAACTCGGATTGAGAAGGCAAAGGATGGGGGTGATCAGTCTATGGCCATCATCAGAGGAATAACTGTCACCCTTTACGATTTGACTCAGACGGGCAAGGACCCACTGAACAAACCAATCTTTACGGAAGTGCCTGTAGAGGTGGACAACGTGCTTGTTGCTCCTGTCAACTCGACAGAACAGCTTGAGACGTTCAACCTCACAGGCCGTAAAGCCGTATATCAACTCGGAATACCGAAAGGTGACACACATAACTGGACAGCAGGGAAGAGGGTCAGATTCTTCGATAAGGACTGGAGGATCATCGGGATCCCGACGCAGGGCATCGAGGGCATGATTCCTCTCAGCTGGAACATGAAGGTACAGGTCGAGAGATATGAGCAAGGTTAAATTCAAACTCAATAAGGCAGGCGTGAGAGAGCTTTTGCGCAGTCCTGAGGCGATGAGCGTGGTCACGGGCTATGCTTCGCAGATCCAGAGCAGATGCGGAGCAGGCTACGAGCTGAGCACCCATACAGGGGTCAACCGTGTGAACGCTTCAGTCCACGCTGCAACCGTTGAGGCTCGCAGGGACAACTACGAGAACAACACCCTGCTCAAGGCCAGAGGAGGTGGCGTATGATCGAGACTTTACTGATCGACTACCTCAGCGAGCATCTCGACGAGGTATTCGTCGGAATGGAAGCACCCGAACAGACCACGGGCTATGTGATCGTGGACAAGACGGGAAGCTCCCGAAGCAA